ATTAAAAACCCTGACGCTATGGCTATAAACACAGCTATGCAAAGATGTTTAGCAAAAGGTATTGGTTTGCTAGGTATAGGGTTATATATCTATGCTGGTGAAGATATACCTGAAGGCGACCCTGCTGAAATATTATGGAAAACTTATGAAACACAAGGTAAAGATGGGGCAATTGCTTACTTTAAAAACTTAAATGAAGAGGAAAGAAAGCATTGTGAAAAAGTTATTGAGAAAATAAGGGAGAGTAGCGATGGAACAGAGAAGTGATGAGTGGTTTCAGGCTAGGCTTGGCAAGGTAACCGCTAGTCGTGTATCAGATGTTTTAGCTACTATTAAGAGTGGCGAAGCTGCTACACGTAGCAATTACAGAATACAGTTAGTAACAGAAAGGCTAACTAACACAGCTACTAAGGGGTATGTTAATGAGGCTATGCAACACGGGATAGATACAGAAGATGAAGCAAGAGCCTTTTATATGTTTAGCAAGGCTAATGTAGAAGAGGTTGGTTTTGTAGACCACCCAACAATAGAATGGGCTGGGGCTTCACCTGACGGGTTTGTTGGTGATGATGGGTTAATAGAGATTAAATGTCCACAACCTCATACACATACTTTAACATTGATTAATAAGGATTGCCCACAAAAATATTACAATCAAATAATGTGGCAGCTTTCCGTAACGAAACGGAGTTGGTGCGACTTCGTAAGCTATCAGCCTTCGTTTCCAGAGAATCTAAAGATGTTTGTTAAGCGAATTCATCGTGATGACGAGTATATCAAACGTCTTGAAGATGAAGTAAAAAAATTCTTAACTGAGGTTGAGGATACTGTTAAATTTTTAAAAGAAGGAGTGCATTAGTATGGCAGAGCAATATGATAACAATATGCGTTTTGCAATGTTTAAGAATAACAAAACAAAAGAAACGCAACCTGATTACACAGGAATTCTTACCATGAACAATAAGGAATTACGATTGTCTGGTTGGATTAGAAAAAGTAAAAATGGTGTTGACTATGTAAGTGGTCAAGTATCAGAGCAATCAAATAAACAGTCTGGAGAGTCAAATGAAAGCCCATTTGCAAAAATGGAAGATGACATACCATTCTAGATATTTAAAGGCTAATCCTGATAAAGTATTACGATACGTAGAATTAGAACGGTTGAGATATTTACCGCATGACGCTAAAGTATTTAATACAGAGGTGGAAGGTAAAGGATACCGAGTATTATTATCTAGGTATTTTGTTCAGCATAAGCCTGATGCTTACGCAAGAATAATGGGGAAGTTATGAGCTTCCCCTTTGTTCATTACTTATTCATTACATACATTGTAACTTCAAAGCCGAAACGCATTTCAGTAGCTGATGGTTTTGTCCACATAAGATTGCTCCTTTCTTTTTAGATTTATATTATTTCTAATATAGGTGTAATTATACTACGTATGTTAATGTTTTTATATAGTTTTTGTATTAAATGGGAGTAGTGAAAATCATGAGATGTATAATTGCAATAGGAACTTATACCATGTTAATATTAGCTATGATTTTTTATGGATATTCATCATACACAAAAGATAATCATAACTATCATTGCAAAAAAGGTAGTTTATATAAATCAGCAACGCCTGACAGTTATGTTTTTATAGAAACCAATAGTAAATGTTTTGATACAAGAGATGAGAAGTTTACCTCTAGCATTAAGAAAGATAAATAATGAATTATGAAGAGACCTTTGAATACAGACGATTGTTCCATGCTATTTTATTTTTTGCCATTAGAGAAGCGGCAAGTATTCGTCAGCAAAAAGGTAAAGAGGTTGCAGCAAAAAGAAAAGCGTTAGAATGGTTGAATGGGGATAGTGATATGTTACAGGCTTGTCTTTATATTTCCAACACAACTAAAGAAAAAACATTAGAAAAAGTTGCAGAGATTGAAGCTCAAAGAAAACACAAAAGAAAGGAGAGAAACTCATGACAGACGTTATTAATCCAAACCATTATAAAGTCGGTGGTATAGAAACATTTGATGTAATCAAAGCAAAGCAAACTCAAGAAGAAACTATAGGATATTGCAAAGGTAATCAAACAAAATATTCTCATAGAAGAGGTTATAAAAATGTTACCAAGTCAGAACGATTAGCATGGGCAAGAAAGTGCAAAGAAGAATGTGGTAAACAAAGATGGTATTTAGATGAAGAAGAAAAAATCTATGATGAGATTATTGCGGAAGAAACTTCTAGTCTTGTTATGCCTGATGAGTGGGTAAACGACTCTTTGCATGACGAAGATTGATGAATATGAAATAAAAAAATTTTACTGCCACCTATGCGGTAAAGAAGCCATGTTTATGGATAAAGAAAAAAAATGGTGGTGTTATTTTAATTGGAAAGATTTTAAAGAACATCATGGCATTTGTAAAGAACAAAATAAAAGTAAATAATCCAAAGTGTTGTGTATGTAAAAAAGAAGCTAGGATATATTATTTAAAAAATTGGTGGTGTTCGAGTGAAACTTGTATGGGTGAATTTAATCTAAAAGGATATTGCAAGAATGACAAAGAAGAAAGAAGAACCAAAGAAGGAAATTAAAGTACATAACTTTAAATGGGAAGGGATGCCATACACAGTTACATTTATTCCTAATGAAAATGGATGGGATTTTCAGTTAATGTACGAACAAACATACAAGGTGATAACAAAAGGAAAAATATAATTGCTAGAGTTTATTCTCGTTATGTATTTAGAAACAGAGAAAGTTTACATAGGAACTTTTGAAAGTTGTAATCATGCAGAGCGTTATATAAAAGAGAATTTACCGCCAAGAAAAGTAGACTATGGCTGTTTACATAGGAACTTTATACACTTACCAAAAGACCTTAAAGAAAAATATATTTTTTATAGAAATGATTTAATTGTAAATTTGGAGGGGAATAATGAGTAAAGGTTCAGGTCGTAGACCTTCAAAAGTATCAGATGATAAAGTTCAAGAAGCATGGGAACGTATCTTTAAAACAACAAAAAAATTAAGGGAAAAAAATGGCAAAGATGAGTCCGACACAGTTAAGCCTAAAGCATCTAAGAGAGAGTGGTTGGACAACACTAGCGATTGTTGAGTATTGGAATCCGTTTGCTAGGGTTCGTAAGGACTTATTTGGTTTTATAGATATACTAGCTATTAATGATGAAGGTGAGGTACTAGCGGTACAAACAACAAGCTATACAAACATTAACGCTAGATGTAAAAAGATTGCAGAGAACGACAATGTTGGCAGTGTCAGAAAAGCAAACTGGGCAATACAAGTGCATGGCTGGAGAAAGAAAGATAATAAATGGGAAATTAAAATCGTGGATGTCTCATAGGATAACAAATGCAGTTAAGTAGATTACTATGTATATTAGATGACTGGGCAAAATGGATGAAGTTTGATAATCATGGGCTAGGCTACCCAACAAAATCTTCATTTCTTTCTAGCGGTGGAGAGTCTAGTCATGACGCTTTTGAGCATATGATAGGTGAATCTGATAGACAAAATGTAAGAACAATAAACGCTATCATTAATAGTCTTGAGGATGACCAAAGAAAAGCAGTGTATGCTAGATATTTAAATGAAAAGAAACCTATGTATTATGAATTAAAATTAGAGTTAGCTATGGATAATATGTTGGCAATGGCAAGCAGGAGAATATACGCATGACAAACGGAATGAGAAGTGCAAATGCTAATCATGTAGACTTTGGATTTTTAATGGGGGTTATTAAAAGTAATTTAACATTTCAAGCCAGTGATATAGATATGGTAATGGAAAGAAAGAATAAATTCTTATTTGTTGAATGGAAAAGAGATGGACAAGAATTAAAAGATATGAAAGAAGGACAAAAGAGATTATTAAAAAGTTTGTCTAATTATGAAGAGATTAATACTGTATGGATTATAGAAGGATACTCTCTGCCTTCAGAACGACAAGTAGGCAGAATATATAAACTAAAAAAAGGCAAAATAATAGAATTAGGAAGAGGTGAATCTTGTTTATTAGAGAAGATAAACGCTTGGTATAATTACGCAGATAATTCTTAATCATCTGTTGAAGGGACATTGCAGTAAATAGAATCTACAATTAATTCTACATCAGAACCATCATCTAAATAAATAATCATAGTATCTTCGCCAAAAACAACGTCAACAGCTTCTATTGTTTTGCCTACAATATGTTCTGATATTTCGTTAATGTCCATTCTTACTTTCCTTAAATGCTGATATTTGAGTCTGAACTTTTGCTTCTTTCTGATTTGTTTCCTCTGCTCCACGAGCCACAGCTCTGGCATTGATAACGAGTATAAACGAATCTTGTGTTGCAAGCAGTTCCCCTTCTCTGTAAATGGTTGCTTCCGCATTTAGGGCAAACCCTAATGTCGGTATACATATTATGATTAGGATGATTATTAATCCAGCCTAACATTTTTTCATAAACTTTCTCTAGAATAACAACATCATTTTTATTGTATTTCTTCATGGTTGCCCATGCTTTTTTATCTCTAGCCAT